TCGTTCTTACCGACAAGTACCGTAAAAAACGTACCGTCGAATGGGGAAGACCATGTATCTGGGTGTGCAACCCAGGACCTGAATCAGATCCTCGCAGAGCTCTTTCCGGAACTGACCTCGTGTGGCTTAGAGCTAACGCTATAATGTTCGATGTTTTTCACCCTCTTTTTATTCAAGAAAATTAAATTTCTTTCCACATGAGTAATCCTCTGTGGTCAACGTCAATTGCTGAAGATGCGCTGACAAAATCCTGTCCCCAAGTTCGGACAAGGATGTAGTACTGGTCGCTATGACCGCGACGTCCAGTTGGTCCAAAGAATCGAGGGACTCCGTCAAGTGTTTCTTGAGTCTCTTGAATTTGTACATCCTTATTAAAAGGGAACGTGAGCGTGGTGTCAATGAACGGGTCTGTGCCAGCCTGGCCAAATCCGTGTAGCTTGAAGTTCCATATCTTAAGTATGGTAATGTTGTCGTTGTTAAACTTGGTAACGGGCGAGAGACCGGAGAACTGTCCCGGTGAAGCCGTAACGTCAAAGAGTGGGAGATTGCTATTCGGTGGGACTTGCGTTGGGACCGAGTCCACGTCCGTTGTTGCTCCCATAGTTTGTCCTTCATTGTTTACGTCTGTTCCTGCTACGGTAACGTCCATCTGAATATCCGATTTGATAAAGAGAATTTGTACGTGCACGTCGCCTGCCAACAATCCTTTGATGTTGAGGCGCCACATGAATTTCCAGAGATGGACTTTGCTTCCGTGAATGTTCGCGCTTGTGTCTCCTTGTGCAAACGCGCTTTGCCATGGAGCGAATACGCGTACGTTCATAGCCGTTGTTCCATTTCCGGGTGCGAGAGTGAAAGCCGTTTCTGTGTAGTGTTTCTTGAATGTTTCTAGTTTCCGGACCATAATCCGGGTCACCGCGCGCTTAAAGCGTCGACGCCGCGCGCTTCTTAGAACACGTTTCACGCGAGTTCTATTGGTTGTGTTGCGTCGTTTTCCGAATCGACGTCTTCGTCTGAATCGGGTCCTTCCAACGCGTGGCATAGCTGCTCGATTAGACTGCGCAGCAAGGCGAGCTCTTTTGTTATTGGTTGGAGAAGCTGGTGGAGTAAGCCAAGGATTTTTTCGTTTGTGTCCTCTTTCGGCATACGCGACAATGCCGAATGTTCCGACTGCGCCTAATCCGGCTGTTACTACTTCTGGAATGAGAAGTTCCATCGAAATGTTTTTCGATTTCGGCCGGCCCTTATATAAAGTGCCGAGTGCCGAGTGCCGCTGGGGTAATATTATGCCCAGCGGTACTCGTTTTACGTTTGATGGACGGGATGTATTCCTCACCTACCCGCAATGCGGGGAGCTCACCCGGGAGCGAGTACGAGATTGGCTACTGTCACACCTTGGTGTTCGACGATTTCTGGTTGCTCGCGAGTTGCACAGCGATGGGCAACCTCATATTCACGCTTACGCCGGCTGGGACACGCGAAAGCGCTACGTGGACGAACGATTCTGTGACGTGGACGGACACCATCCTAACATACAGAAGCCAAGAAGCGCCAAAGCCGTGGCAGAATATTGCAGGAAATACGACACTGAGGCGCTTTGTAATTTCGAAGTTGCAGAGCTTGAGTCCAGTCGTGGAGGAACCGGATGGCGCGACCTACTACGAGACTGCCCCGATGCATCCACTTTTCTGGCACGAGTTGAAGAGCACTATCCAAGAGACCTGTGCTTATCTCTGGAGCGACTTCTTGCGTTTTGCGAGTGGAAATTCGGAAGTAAGCGACCCGAATATACTGGACGACGTCGCGAACAGTTTCTGGAGCCAGATGAGCTTTCAGAGTGGGTACGACTATCCTTAGAGGTAACGACATTACTCCGGAACCCGGGGTAAACCCCGGAACCCGGAGTAAGCTGGGTCTCGCCTTCTCCTGGATGATATATATAACGCATTTGCTCTGTTTGGTTAAATCGCACCGCTAACCCTAACCTTCGGGCTAATCTAAGGTAAGTTCACTGAATGGTCTGACTCCTAACCCTAACCCGTTGCTCAATGCTAAGTCTAGATAGGCGGTGAGCGACCTGTTTCGTTGCTTTTATGCGGGGAGAGTAGACTCGGGAAGACTGAGTGGGCAAGATCTCTTGGCCCGCACATGTACTTCTGTGGGCAGTTCAATCTCGACGACTGGGACAGCGAAGCGTTGTACGTCGTGCTCGACGATTTCAACATCAAATTCTTTCCGCAGTGGAAGTCCTTCTTCGGAAGTCAGAAGAGTTTCGTTCTTACCGACAAGTACCGTAAAAAACGTACCGTCGAATGGGGAAGACCATGTATCTGGGTGTGCAACCCAGGACCTGAATCAGATCCTCGCAGAGCTCTTTCCGGAACTGACCTCGT